AAACCATTAGATCTATCACGATACATTTCAAATTGTTCAATATCACCAGCAGTAAAATGAGTTTGATTATAGTTGGGATATCGAGGATTAGTTTGAACAGGTTTTATATCTACTTTTGATGTAAAAAAATCAGAAACTTTTTGAAAAGAATCTGTAGTTGTCATTTTTATATTTATAGTTAATATAAAAAAAAGATCAATTTTAGATTGAATTAAAATTAATAAATTTATTCTAAACACATATGTCCATAAACACCACCACCAACAGCACATAAAACGGAAATAGGTAAAACTAATTCCAAACCAAATTTTTTCTTATCTAATTGAACTTTTCCATCTGATTGAACAGATGCATATCGTTGTAATGTATTTTGTTGTAAAATAAGATATGCAAGAAGAACTAAAATAAGTGCTGCTACAAGAACACCTAAAAGGACTCCTTTCCATAATTTTTCATGTTGTAAATCTTCCATACCAAATTTAGAAGTGGGTTGGAATCTATATGTAGGAACTAGACGATATACCATTTTTATATTTATATTTTTTTTTTTTTTAAAAATTAATTCTATTTAGATCAACTTCTAAAAAACCAAATGACTCATACCATTTTTCACCAAGATTATTCTTCATTAAATCTTTTTCTTGATTATTTAAATAAGAAGGATGAATTCCAGATAATAACATCATTTTAATTTGAGATACATTTTCAATTTCAATTTCATCTTTATTATCTAAAATTCCTTGAGAATTAATATCTTCAAAATTAATAGTATTATACATTTCTTCTCCAATTTTAGAGTAACGTTTTTTATCATCTTCTGATAATTTAGAAGTAATTTCATTTAAACGTTTTTCACTAAATAAAGGATCAGCATTTTTAATTTGTTGTAATTTATCCATTTTATATAAAAATGATTTATTTAAATTGAAATCTAAAATTAAAAAATGAGTTTTGAATTAGAAATTCAAGCAACTATTATTTTAAAAAAAATGTTAATCACACGTGGTTATACATTAGAAGAAGATTCAAAAGAAGATTTTACAGTAAGAGGATTTACTTTAAAAAATCGTATAATTTGTTTTATATGTAATGAAGAAAAATTAAGTATTCAGGGGATTAAAGAATACATGTCAATTATGAATAAAGAAAATTATAATCGTTGTATTATTATTTATCGTGAAAGTGTTACATCAAGTGCAAAAAAATCATTAGAAATTATGGAATATAATATTGAATTATTTAATATATCTGAATTACAATTTGATATCACTGAACATGAACTTGTCCCTAAACACGAAAAAACAACAAAAGAAGAAAAAGAAGAATTAGAAAAAAAATATAAAGGAAAATTACCAAATATTTTACATACAGATCCAATCTGTCGTTACTATTTCTTTCAACGTGGTGATTATATTAGAATCACTCGTAAAGATGGAAATGTTATTTACAGAATCGTCAAATAAAATTAATTTCTATTTAAAAATATATTTCTATATACATAAATACGTCTGAGTAACTCAATCGGAAGAGTTTTTGACTGTTAATCAAAGGGTAGCTGGATCGAAACCAGCCTTGGACGTAGATTATTTAAGAAATTAAATAATCAATTAAGAACAATCATTAATAGAGCAAATTTGGCAATTTGGTTTTCTATAAGCACTCTGTAGAGTAGAATAACTAATATAATTACGTACATTATGAGAACAGACACGGATAGGATCATTTAAACTGTTATAGTTTGGCATATCATAGGATATTTTTGTGAGAGAGTCGGATAAGGGAGGATTAAAATCTGTGTATCCAAAAGAATCTTTTCCATATGTTTTTAAATTTACATAATATGTAAGTGAATTTTTATAGGACATTTATATATTATAATTTTTTTTTTAGTTTCTTGAATATATTGTATCATTTAAATATTTTCTAATTTTGTCTTTATTTGGATCAGTTCTAAATTGTATTTCAAATCGATCAAGTGTCGGTTTACTTGAAGAATTTAAAAATTCACCTTTTTTCATTGTTTCAGGTAAATTAAATTGTCTTGAAGATCCATACTCAAAATTATTCATATCTTCAATCTTTGTTACATTTCTTACTGTTGTTACTTTTGGTAAATTATCATATAATTTAATCTCATTTTGATGTTCTACTCTTTTATAAACTGTTGGATCATTTAATGAACTATCTACATTAAATTGTGGCATATGATATTGTAAATTCATTTCTGGTATATCTGTTAATAATGTATAACCAGTTTGTTTACCAGAATCTTTTTCATATTGTAAAATATCTTTTACATTTTCTTTATTATTTCCTATTAATTGATCTAATGTTTTAACATTAATATCTCTTCCTTTATTTACAGCAAAATCATAATAATTTTTATCTTGAATATATTGTTCTTTATCAATTGATAATCCTTCTAATCCTTGATTTATTTGTAAAGATGGTTTAGATAAAGTTTCATAATAATTTTTATCTTGAATATATTGTCCTTTATCAATTGATAATCCTTCTAATCCTTGATTTATTCCTAGAGATGGATTAGATAAAGTTTCATAATAATTTTTATCTTTAGTATATTGTCCTTTATTAATTTCAATATTTTCTAAATTTTGAGAACGATGTTGTTGTTTATTTGTAGATGCATTAACTTGTTCATAATTTTCTTGAATACCTTTATATTGATCAACATTTTCTCTAGTAAAATTAGATAAATCCATTGTTCGATGTCCTGAGAATGCTTCAATAGAAATATGTTTATCATTAATTTCATTTTGCATTTTATAATTTTCTAAAATAGGTTTTTCAATCTTTATAGAATAATTTGGTTTAATCTCTTCTAATTTTAATGAATCTTTAATCACCCGAAATTTTGTTGGTATATGCTTTTTCTTTGCATAATCAATAAATCCTGGATTTGATAATGCTTCAAACCAAGCACGTGGTTGTCTTGATAAAGGCATTAAATCACGTAATGAACGTATAGGAGGTCTAAATGCTCCTTTATCTGCTATACGATAAGGTAAATATGCTTGACGTGCTCCAGCATTTGTATATGATCCAGCATTATTTGAATTATTATTATAAGAAACTGAAACCATAGGATTGACACCACGAGCATAAACCATAATTCCTTCATTCATACGATCAGAACTGCCATCTATTAAATTATTTAAATCATTATTTTGTCCAACTTTATCAATTCTTTTTGTAAAAATTGATTTAGGAGGATCTCTTAAAATATTTAATGAGCCATTAAATCCATCTACTGATGGTAAAGTAACGTGTTCCAGCTTTGGATATTGAATTGCCATTTTTATATAAAGAATAATTTCTTTTATACTTTTATATAAATGAGAACTCTTTTAACTTTTTTATTTCTTTTGAGTTTATTACTGTGTGCACTGTTTCTATCAAGAAATAAAAAAATAGAAACTATAAAACCTAAACCAACATCTAATTCAAGACCTAATTCAACTAATTTTAATCTTATTAATTCTGATTATGAATCAAAAAAACAAGAAATAGAAAAATATAGATTAGGATTACCTCGATTTTATGATAATAAAAATAGACCATTTTCAAATAATTATCCTAAACATCCTAAACCATTTATACCAAATTATAGACAACCAATTGATGGAATTGTTCCAGATAATTATCCATCTACTCTTGAATCTTCTAATCTTATGATCCCTAAAATGGATATGAGTAATTATTTTTCAGATTTATTGAAATAAATTTAATAATTAAAAAATTTTTTAATTATTAATCTGTTTTCTTATCATCATATCGTTGATCATGAAAGTCCCAATAATCATCACATCCTATTTTAAAATGATCAGGAACTGGTTTTGCTTTATACCAAAATAAACAATCTTCTGGTTTATTTGAAGTTGTTGCATTATGAACATAAAGAGCTGTATAATCATCTGTTAGTTGATCCATTACTTCATTAAATGAATTAAAATCTCCTATTACACCACAATAATTTTCCCATAAAATACGACGATTCCTTAAGTTTGTTTCACGTAAAATAAAAGTGCCGTCTATATTTGTACGAATGGCCGGTTTTATATCTAAAGAATACTGTAAAGAAAGAATGAAAAACATTTTCCAATGGCGGCCATTTTTATATAGTCCTAAGAATAGGGGGTCATTGAATAATTTTGGGTCATCTGTGCAATCATCTAGTAGTAAAATACCCCAAGGATTTGGTAAATGTTGTTTGGCAAGTTTTTGTCGATTAACAAAACTTTCAATAGTTGTTTTATCCAGAGAATTAAAGACAAAAGAGGATGGAAAAATTTTTGAATAATGACCATTACTATCTTCTGTTCCACTCATAGCAACACCCATTGGAAATATATGACTTTTCTCGTATAAAAGACTAGTAATAAGAGTTGTTTTACCTGTTCCAGGTTTTCCAATAATGACAATTTTACTACCACCTTGTTCAGGTCTATCCATGTTTTTAGTAGATGGAGCAATCATGTCTGGGTCAAGCTCCTTTATTCTATAATTGATTGTTTCTCTACCTGACATTATTTGTATCCTCCTTAATCTTTTTAAGTAGGATTTTTTAGATTATTTGGATTTTTAAAGGGGGATAAGAAGGAGAAAGTGTATGAAGTATTATAGATGATTAATTACTGAAAAATATAACAAGTGATATCGGAATTCCGATATCACTTATAACAACTGAGATTGACTTGTTATGAAAGGATAATAAAGGAATAAAAGGGTATATGTCAAGTATATACCCTTTTTATAATACTAAATTCTAGTTTATAACAAGGTTTTATAAAAATTTAATGATTGGAATCTATTAGATAATACTAAAGATTTATTAAATGAACTTTCGAGGTCGACGGGAATTCCCGCCGACCTTTTTTAAATTTTTAAGAATGTGCTACAAAAGATGAAAGGGTATATTCTGTTATAGGTTTTATAAAATGTAAGGGGCTAGTCTTCAATATTAATCATCTTCAAGAATATGTTTATTATATTCTAAAATATTTTCATCTTTTGTAGCACATATTCCTAAAAATTTGACAAAAGTATCTACACTTCCTATGATATGTTTAATATCAATATCATATATCCATTCATGGTTCAGAAATGATTTTTTATTTTCTTTATATAATTCTAACATTCCTTCTTCGATTAAAGAAGCTTTATGTGTATATAATAAATATTCTAACTTTATAGCTGGTGTAGTGCTACGATGTTGTTGAAGTCTTACATTTACATCTACCAAATCAATTCCTACTTTATACTTCATACTTTTACCATCGCTATCTGAAATTATATAAAATACAGGTCCTTGTTTAAACTTGTGATAATTACGTTTTTTTAATAGTTTTGTATACTTTGTTTCTACTAATCTTATTTCTTTTTGTAATTTTAATAATTCATCATTATTTTTCTCTTCACCAAGTGATACTTTTCCAGTCATTGCTAACTCTCTAATCCATTTACTAACTTTTAAAGAAAATATAGGAGAAATCCATTGTGCTAATTGAACTGCTAAATCAGGATGAATCCATGTTTTACGATCTTCATTTTTTCCACCTGTTATAGACTGAATTAAGAGGTCGGCGGGAATTCCCGTTTCACTTTCTAAAGCTTGAATTAAATCTTTTGTTGATTCTAATCTATTCCAATCATTAAACTTTTTCTTACCTGCTTTACATAATTGAGTAGCATTAATATAGCCATCATCTCTTGATAGGACAATAATACCATTTAGTTCAAAATCTGTTTTTTTAGGAACAATAGACTTTTCTTTTTCAATTTTTCGTTTAGATAATTTGTCATTAATTAGAGCAATAATTTCATATTTTTTTACTTTTTGTTTAATATCTAAACCAAGTTTTCTTGCAATCATAACAATTTGTTTTTTATTATAAATATCTTCTTCTTTCTTTAATTGTTCTAGAGTTGAAACAAATTCTTCAATATTATTTTCAAACTCTATATTGGATAATTGATGATTAG